ATGTCATCCGCGTGGGTCATCTACCCGCTGGTTTCCGCTTTGTGGACAGCCAGGTGGTGGTGATCGATGGCATGACCGCGACCGTCACCGGCGATCTGGGCTTTGCCTACAAGGACGGCGTGGATGACGCGAGCGTGCCCCAGGACGCGGACTACTTCGGTGCTGGCCTCAACCTGGCCGCCGCCGCCCGCCTGCGCAATGCCACTGCAAACCGTGCGGTGGTGCTGTCCAAAGACGCGCACCTGACGCTGACCGTCAAGACGGCGGGCAACGCCGAGGCCTCGGAAATCGAGATCGTGATCTTCGGCATTGCCGAAGGCGTGAAGTAAGGAACGGCGGGCCGGGAAGCTGGCCCGCCTCCGATCCTGGAGGCCCCCATGAAATTTGAGTTGATCCGCTACGAGGGCGCAGGCCCGTACACCGACCGCACCCCCATGCGCAATCGCTGGGAGCCGGGCGAGGAAAAGATGGTGTCCGAGGTGGACGCCAAGGCGCTGATGAAGTACCTGGAGTTCAAGCGTGTGACCGCCACGGACAAGCAGCCCGCAAAGGCTGCCGATGCGGACAACTCCAAGACTGACCCGGCTCTGACCCTGGCCAAGCAGGCCGCCACCGAGCAGGCGCTGCGCCAAAAACAGACCGCCGATCAGATCGAGGCCACGTTGCTGGAGGTGTCGCAAATGACCAAGGCCGCGCTCTCTGACTTCGCCCAGGCGAACTATGGCGTGAAGCTGGATATGAAGGACAAGGCCGAAGACCTGCGCAACCAGGTCACGTCGCTGGTGCAAGGCGGGCTCAACTGATGACGCTGGCCGATTTGATCCGGCGCTTTCGCGTGCTGGCCCACGACACGGCCCAGCCGTACTTTTGGGACACCGCGAACGTGGTGGACTGGCTGAACGACGCGGAGGCGCAAGCCTGCGTGCGCGGTCGCCTGCTGCCCGAGGACGCCAACCCGGCCGTGTGCCAGGTGGTGGTGACTGCCGGCACCCACACCTACCCTCTGCACCCTTCGGTGTACGAGCTGGTGCGTGTGATGTTCCACCCCACCGCGCCGGGTGGTCGGCGGAGCTTGATGCGCTTGCAGTCGCGCGAGTGGCTGGACGCGAACTACCCGGACTGGCGCGAGGCCGACGACTGGCACCACATGGACGGGGGCGTGCGCTACCTGGTGCAAAACGACACCAGTGTGCGCATCGTGCCCTTGCCGGCCGAGGCCGGCACGCTGACAGTGGAGGCGTACCGCCTGCCCCTGGAGCCGATGGCTCTGCCCGATCCGGCCAGCCCTGGCGGGCCCGTGCGCGATACCCCGGAAATCCATGCGGCTCACCACGAGCATCTGGTGCTGTGGGCGCTGCACAAGGCGTTCAGCGTGCCGGACTCCGAAGCCTTCGACCCGGCACGCTCCGAGAAGGCCGAACGCGGCTTCACGGCCTACTTCGGCCCGCTGCCCGACAGCGACATGCGCCGCACCACCCGCGAGGACGTGGTGCACCACAACGTGGCCATCCTGCCGTGAACCAGTTCTATCCCGCTTTCACATTGGAGTCCGTAGGTGGGCGGCAGGCTTTTCTGTCTGCCACCCTTGTCTGTGCACTCATGAGCGAACGCTTTGCCTTCGACCCGCAGCACAAGGCACTCTCCGACGTGCGCGAGCACATCATCGCCGCTGCGCCCGTCAAGCACCGCATTAAAGAGGAACTGCTGGGCTTCGAGGATGTCGTGTTTGAGCGCATTGAGAGAAACGCTACCGCAGGCTCTGTGGTGTTCTTCGTTGTCACTCCGTCGCCTGACACTTCGGCCCTTGTCGCCTATATGGATCAGCTCCAGGGGTTTCCCCTCAACACCCACCAGGGCGGTACCACCCACCTCGTGTGGACTTCGCCTTCTGCAAACCTTGGGAGCTTGACGTGAGCGGTACCACCAAACTCCACATTGAATTGGCTGCCGGGCAGTCGCTCTCCATTGGCGGCGCAATCGTGACGTTGGAGCACAAGTCCGGCCAGCGTGCCCGAATGACAGTGCAGGCTCCCGCAGGCCTGGAAATCATTCGACCCAAGACCAACCCTAGCGCGCATGAGTGCGCTTCTTCGCCTGTTCAGGCCAAGGAGCACACACATGGCAAATACCCTCTATGACTTCGCGCGCCAGCGCTTCCTGGAAGCCCAGATCAACTGGATGACCGACACGATCAAGGTGCTCTTGGTCGATACCGGCGCATACACGCCGCAAACGGCGGTTCACCAGTACCTGGCTGACATTCCTCTGTCTTCGCGCATCGCGGGCCCGGTCACTCTCACCAGCAAGACCACCACAGGGGGCGCAGCGGATGCGGCCGATGTGACCTTCACCAGCGTTACGGGGCCGTCTATCGAGGCCATCGTGATCTATGTGGACACCGGGACCGAATCCACCAGCCCGCTGCTGGCATTCATCGACACGGCTACGGGCCTGCCCATCACCCCCAACGGTGGCGACATCATCGTCACTTGGGACAACGGCGTGAACAAGATTTTCAAGGTCTAAGCCATGAGCGCCAAGCCACCCACCCAGGTGGCGGGCGTTGTGGGCATCGCCTCTACGCCCATCACCATGAACGAGCCGCCCCAGGCCATCGACTGGGCGCGGCTTGTCACGCTTCCACCGTTTCAGATGTTCGCCGCCGAGCGCGTGCGCAACGCTGACGGCGCTGATTCCCAGGAGCACGCGCGCGGCGTGATCCGTGACTTTCACCAAGCGGGCCTGTTCGAGGCCTATGCGCAGTGGCATGCGGCAAAAGGCTACTGGCCCGGTGAAGACCCCTATGGAAGGAGCCTGTAATGGCCATCAAGGTTTACAAGAGTTCGGATCTTGGCGCTCCGCCGTTGTCGGGCCAGATCGGTAGCCTCATCACGTTCCTGGACGCGGTCCTGCAGAACGGCTACGGAACCGTCAACGTGTCCAGCATCGTTCGCACATCCGCCACAGCGACGGTGACGACTGCATCGGCTCACGGGCTATCGACCGGTGACTCGACTCTGATCGCTGGCGCAACGCAGGCCGAGTACAACGGGGAATTCGTGGTGACGGTTATCAGCCCAACCGTGTTCACCATCACCGTAGCCAATTCGCCTGCAACGCCCGCCACGGGGGGCAGCATCACGGCAAAGCGTGCCCCCGTGGGCTACACCAAGGCGTTCATGGGCGCCAACAAGGCGGCATACCGCTGCAACGATCTTTCCAGCAACCGCCTGTATATGCGGGTGCTGGATGACGGCGGCGGTACGGGTGGCGCCCTGGAGGCGCGGGTATGGTGCTATGAGTCGATGACGGACGTGGATACCGGCACCAATGTATTTCCTTCCGCCGCAACCAGTGCCTATGGCTACATCTGGCGCAAGTCAAGCACAGCAGATGCAACGCCGCGCACGTGGACCTTGATTTCTGACGGGAAAATCATCTATCTGATTGTTCAGACTGCCAATGCCACGTTGGTGCCTAGCAACTCGGACACGAACCACTGCATGGGCTTCGGTGATGTGATTTCCTACAAGCCTGGTGATCCCTGGGGAACGATGCTCACTGGCGGTACTTCCCAGGCGGCCAACGGGTCGAACCCCAGTGGTTTGTTCAGCTGCTTCAACTCTATTACCGCACCGACTACGTTTGCCTCCAGCATGATGCTGGCGCGCGACTACACCGCGATTCCAGGGGCAAAGTATGTGGGACTCTATGGCATTGGTGAATCGACCTGCCTTGGCTCTGTGGCAAAGATCAGCTACCCGCATGCGATTGACAATGGCTTTTACATCGCCCCAGTGCTGATTACCCAAGCCTCGCCTGCCTTGATCCGTGGACGCCTGCCCGGTGTCTATGAGCCTCTGCACGGACGTGTCCTGAACAATCTCGACATTGTGGAGAACGTACAGGGGCTGAATGGTCGCAAGCTCCTTTGCGTTTACGGCCAGCAGAACTCCACGACAGGATGCGTCATGATTGACATCACCGGGCCCTGGGATGCCTAAACCATGGCAAATCACCGATATTGGCGTCTGCATGTCGCTCAAGTAAACGGAGCAAGCCAGTGCATCATTGGGGAGCTTGGCATGGCCATCGTCGCTGGTGGCGCCAATGTGTGCACCGGTGGAGTTGCATC